ATGTGCAACATCCGATGCGTTTTGCCTGTAGCGGTTGAGCCCCATAGGACATAAACGGTTACTTGCCTTTCTAAAGGAGAGCGATCTTGAACTAATTGCTGGTAAGCATGTAGGCCAGTGTTATACCTAATGTAAGACCCAGGGTGCTCCATGGCGACAGCTCTCATAGGGACTCCATTGTTAAGCATTTGGGCTATTTCCTCGAGGTCAGTCCTTCTGCCTTGTCTGCCGACTTCCGGATCAAAGGTCCCATGTTCTACTGGAGGGGTAACCCTGGTCTCTAATTTAGAGCAGTAATCTTGGTTTTCCTGTTCGCTTCCTTTGGCGAACTCGAGATGCGCATCGTATCTGCCGAGGTAACTCTTTACGGTGTTCATGCGCTTCTTAACCTTGAAACGGATGTATCCCTGGCAGTGGATCTCGTTCGTTCTCGGACAACGTTCATGTTGGAAAACCAAGTAGTGTACTTGCGTCGGATTGAATGGAGGCTCATAGGTCTCATCATAAATGGTAAAGCACCACCTTTTATTCATAACGGTTAAATAAAAGTGAAACAAATCACGTCAGAATAATTACATCATACTACTGACATCACCCAACCGATAAAAAGATTTAAGGCGTTACGTTATTGTAATGCCTTTTGGGGGACGAACGGGTGGTGTGTGTGCCATCCCTGCGCGGGGGCCATGCTAGTCTTCTCTGTATCGTTCCAATTAATAGAATGTCCACGAGGGACCTCGCGCTATTCTGGACTAATTCCGGTACCATCACAATCCGTAGATATTTAACCTGAATCTGAGATTTGACCTTAGGGCTAGTATTACCCTAAGGTCACATCGGAACATAAGGAACAGATGTACTTTTATCTGCAAAGATATTGGTTAAATCTGTGACGTGTTCAGATTCAGAGTTAAATAGAATGGTTAGGTATACACGCCGTCGTCGCTATCGTCGCCGCTATCGCCCAAGGTACTCAAGGCCTAGATCCGAGATAAAGTATTATCTCGAAACTGGGTTGAATCCTTTTAGTTCAATTGGTGGTGGCTGGATTAATGTTGCTATATCAGATCTTATTACGCAAGGTCTAGGGTCAGCCAACCGTATCGGAAATCGTATAGAAATTACCGAGTTTCGCATGGTAGGAGTTCTGCAAGGAGGCATTTCGTCAACTACAGGGACTGGAGATCTGTGGAACAACGTACGCATTATGCTAGGCGTGTGGGACCAGCTGACAACGCCGACTGTAACATCGGGGTGGATATTCGACGCTCCGAGCGACGAGCCTCGCCTTGTGGGGAGGGGTCTGCGGAGGATGATCAGGGACCGGACACACTTAATCCAATACCGTCTAGGCCCAGCGGGTATATTGCCGGACTCGAGGAGGATCAAGCTGAGGGTCAAGTTCAGGAAGCCATTGAAGATCAATTGGTACCAGCTAGGGTCGAGCAGCAACCTCCCTGGGAACAGGCTAGTCCTGTCGATGTTGTCTGACAGTTCAGTGATCCCTAACCCAGGATTTGTATCTGGGTGGTGGTTACTCAAGTACCGTGATGTCTGAGAAAGAATAACAAACAAAGAGCTTTATTTTGTTTTCATTGTGTTTTAATCGGGGAGGGTGGGGGTAGGGAAAATGTCTAAAAACTCGGGACGGTATCCGCTAGGACTTGGTCCTGACTGGATATTAAAAAGCATCTGGTCACTATCCTCCTCCTGAAGGCATCGATGATAGGCGCTGCCTCGTTCGGGTACCATGAGAGCGGATTGCTGTTCGAGCATATCGCGACAGTCGTCCACATGGCTTCTTTGTTCCTGTACCTCGCGTCTAGGCTCAGGCGCCACTTGTCTAGGTACCTGTTCATGTCCTGGATGCTCCACTTCGTGTCGTCGAACTCGTCGAATAGGATCTCCTTCTGTCCTGTATAAGTCCCCCAGGGATCTCTGCCAGGAGTAACGGTGTATATCTCCGGGAACATGTGCAACATCCGATGCGTTTTGCCTGTAGCGGTTGAGCCCCATAGGACATAAACGGTTACTTGCCTTTCTAAAGGAGAGCGATCTTGAACTAATTGC